ATTACCGACTTACCCTTGTGCTTCGCGCCCGAGTGATGCTTTCCCTCACCCACAAGGCGTTCCAGCGCAGGTTCAGGCGCACGAGGCGGTGCCGCAAGAATGTCCTGCTCCGTGAGGACACCCTTGATGATGCGACTGGAACCCTTAATCGTCTCAAAGAATCCGCTGGACACGGGGACGATGTAAAGGTTGACCGCACCAGTGGCAATCGCCGCCGAGAACTGGTTGCCGACAGTCAGTTGGACCTGTAAGGTAAAATTGCCTACAAGTCCCGGCGCTTGTCCCGCTTGGAGTGCAAAGTCACGACCAGGTCGCAGAACCAGCGGACCACCAACAAGCGATGCGAAAGGCGAGTTTCCCGCAGCAGTTCCAACTACCGCAGCACTTGACGAAAGCGCACTCGCACAGCGACCCTCACCCGACCACTCCGACCAGTCCATTTCAAGACCATTCGCAACCGACATCTTATACAGTTCATACTGCGTGTGGTTGGCAAGGAGACCTGAGAAGTTGTCAAAGTTGATGCTCACACCCTGAATCGGCAGAGAGAAGTCGCCAATCGTAGAGTCCCAAGTAGTTCCACCACCGGGGTAAGGCGCAGCAGTACTAAATAGCGTCGCACCAGGAGTTGACGGTTTCAGGTATAGCAGGAGCAGGTCAGGAATATTCGGAAGCGTAATTGTGTTTGACGACACAACCGTTCCAGTCGCAGTGCTTTTCGCTGAACTTGCCGTTGTTCCAAGCGTTGACCCAATAGAAGGGAGACCCGTCGTAATATAACGGGGGAACTCCATATACGGCACGATGGACTTCGGCGGAAGCGGAACATCAATCGCAGGAGTAAGGAACTGGACTGACAGAGCAGGTTGGAATGGGTAAGGGGCATATGCACCCGAAATACCCGTCGCCCAAGTCGGCGAACTGATTGACTGAATAGTCGTCGTCGTTCCCGCAGGACCAATCGTTTTAGAATAGACAGACGAAGCAAGGCGAATCGCACGGGACGGCGACGCACTCATGTTCATCTGAACCTGGAAGTTCTGAACACCGAAGAAACCCGTAGACAGTTCATAGTCATCGCCGAAGATGAACGGAGGCAGAAGCAGTTTCTCAGCAGACTGCCAACGAATATAAATCGGGTAGGATGTCGTCGCAGCAGCAGTCACTGGAACACCGTTAATATAAGTTCCACCAGTATATGTTCCACTGCCATACAGAGCACTACCAGTGGAATCAGCAAACCACCACTGGGCGAATGAACCGTTCGGTGCCTCGTCGGCGGCATAGCGGTCCGAATAACCATTCAGCGGCGAGTTCGGGAACTTGGTCGTGTCGGGGTTGTAAGCATAGATGTCCAGTTTCGTCGGGCAAGTGCGCTGCTTACGGTTCTTCGCAAGGTCCTGTAAGCGCAGGACATAGTTCATCACATCCTGCGTGTTCACAGTCACCGTCGCGTCGTTAATCGTGGCAGTCATCTGTGCAACACACTGGTGCGACGGAAACGCCGCAAGGGAAACATCCTGACTTGGAACGAGAAGTGGGTAGTTGGCGGCGACCGTTCCAGCAAGGGTCACCGTTAATTGAACAACACCGCTGGAAACCCAGTCAACAGCACGGTCAATAAACACATTCTCGGACGGGACGAGCACGTTAAACTGCTGCGTCGTTGAGTTGGCCGTCTGAGCGTTGAAACTGACGTTCGTCAGCGACATAGCGCCCTTCTCTCATTGGGCGCATACCCTGCCTTTCGGCATATTTGTAGGGAGTAGACTATACCTTCTGCGGTCCTCTGGAATTGCTAATTCCATCACGCACAACCCTGGTAGTCGTTGAGACAAGAACCGTGACCTTGCATAACGGCGGTAGGTTCTGTCTGCGGATTAGCCAATTCTTGAAGTTATTACCACTGGGAAGCGACATTACCGCTGTTCTCTCACGAACCTTTCGGCAAGGAGATGGTATTCAAGACTTAAGGCACTTCCCGCAAATCGGGTTTAAGCGAAGACTTATTCATTCTTCACAGCCGCAGAGTGTTTACGGCATACTTCGGCTTTGTCTGGACGACACGGGGGTCATAGACGGAATACTTACTCACCTCCTGCGTGGCCATCTTTTATGATTTAGTAAGGAGATTAAAAATTAGGAAATTGCCGAACGCCATCAAACTCCCACGTCCCTTCTTTGAAGTTTGAGGCGAAGGCTCATTGTTCCTGAATTGTATAGTTTGAGAGGAGTGAGCGAGTTTGTGAGGCGATTGCGCCAGTAGACACTCACATCCAACTGCGTGACTCCGTCGTGAACAGGGTCCAGCGACGAGAAGGTCGGGACGAGCGGTTCATACAGAACCCATCCACGCCACAGGTCGGCGGTGACGGCATTGATGGGGACTTCAAGGAGAACCTTTTGGAAGTTTGCGGCGGACCCGTTAGACCCAATGTTCGCTGACCCAATGCTAATTGGGTTTGAAGAGTTCTCCATACGAACTGGAATCTGACTTGTTCCAAGCACAAAGGATGCAATCGGCGACCACAATGTTCCAGTGCTAATGAAGTCCTGTGTCTGTCTCACAAAGTAAGCATTCGTAATCAGTCCACCCGTGAACGGATTGGTGAGTTGGTATGAACTGACCTGCGGTTTCGTTTTCAGTGAGACACCCACTGGACTTCCTCCTACCGAACCACTCAGCAGATTTGTAAGACCAAAGTTAAATACACATTCAGGAAGGGTGTATGACTGACCCTGCCAACTCTGTCCGTCCGCATAATATACCGTGTCAAAGTTTGCGAGGAGACCCTCCAAATTAGCATTCATTCCTACGAAGGAATATTCGCCACTCGTATATGCTTTTCCCGTTGGCGATGACGAGGACGACGCAACATGAAACGGTTGCGGAAGCGTAGACCCATAAGGAATCACACTTGTATTTGCGTCCTGACTGAGAGAGAACAGACCAGTGGTCTCATCAAACTCAAAGAACGGACACTGCGTTCCAAAACTTGACCCACCACCTGCTGCAGTCCACGCTGCCTGTAATGCCTGATTCATTAAGTCAACCCAGTGCGTATAGGTATAGCAGTAGTAGTAGTCACTCTCTAACTGTAAGGGTGTCGCTGTCAAAGGAATCTGTGTGAACGCAGTGATGTTCTCGGGTTTCCAAATGATTGACTGAGTAGACTGGTGGTATGCACTTCCGTCAAAGACACTCAGTGTGATTGTATAGGCAGTCGTCGTCACATCCGTAGAACTCGTAGGAGCAATCGTCGGAATGAACACAGGTAGTGATTTCGTTCCTCCGTTAATGGAGAAGTTCTGAACCGCTACATTATACTGCGACGAATCCTTTATAATCGCCGACTGACGAGTGTCCTGAAAGGTAATATTCGGGTCGTCTGCCTGTTGCGTCGTCTGAACCGTGTTATTCACAATCGTAGCGTTGTAATACACGAAATCAGGGTTCGCCTGACTACCTGGAACTTGCTGACGGATGAATGACATTTAATTAGTTGTTAGGTTTATTTTCCGATTAAATAACTTGTAAAGCCTGCAACGAAGTCGTCAGCAGAAACGCCTCTTTCTTCTGCTCGTTTAATTAGTTTTGTGTATTGGGGAAGGGACAGGTGCTTCAAATAGAGTCGTGTCACACAATGACGACCGCAAGTGTTGTTGTCCATTTGAGACTTCTGAAAGTGGGTTTTATTGACGACCAGTTTGTAAGGACTTTCTCTAATTAACTTTGAAAGGTGCTTCGTGTCCTGTCCAAACTCCTTCTGCTTTCGCTTTGTATTCCATTCGCCTTCGTCGTCAGGTCCATATTTGCCGTAGGGGTCAAAAAACTCTACAACCTTCGTTCCTCGTCGTTTCAATAAGCAGACCCAATGCCCTGTGCTTTGGTCCACCGTTAAGTATAGTAGAATAAGTCGTCCCTTGTCGTCCAAAATGTCGTCCAGCGTTTGTGCTTGTAGGATTTCAGGGTAAGACTTAATGCGAAGTGTAGGAATCATACGCCGAATGTCGTCCTCCGACAAAGCATAGGACTTGACTTCCTCTGCACTTCCCTTCTTCTCCAATGCTTCTGCTTGGTGTAGTGCCATTTCAAAGGAAACAGGTTTGCGAGAGAGAGCAGTACCTCCGACATAAGTGCGAAATCCATTCAAGGTTCGCAGTTTATACGGAGCAATACGGAGCAAAGGTTCCATTATAGTTGGTTTAGTTTCTATTTGGCGGAGAATTACTCTTACGAAGAAGTCCATTTTCTAAATCCACTTGAAGTTCCGTTTCATGACCACAACACTTACTACGGCACTTTGAGTGCTTAAAGACTTTGTATAGAATATAGGTCACAACGACAATTACACCCGTTATACCCGACGACACAAACGATGAAATCAGTTGATTGTCATCCATTATGTTTAGAAAGAGCAAAATATAAACATATATACTAACAAATGGCAACAGGACCTACTGGAACTACTTGTCCGCAGTGTTTGAAACCTGCGTCTACTACTTATGACGCCTTCCCCTTGTTTGCTCGTGGACAGGAATGCTGTGCAAATTGCTCTCGTGTCGTTCAAAATATTCGTAGGGCATTGGAACGAGACGGAATTGAGTGGAGAAATTGGACTCTACCAGTAAAGCAGGGTCCGACGGGTTGCCGTGTTGCTCCAAAGACTCCAAAGACTCCAACGGGTCCTACGGGTCCTACGGGTCCTACGGGTCCAACAGGAAGTACGGGGAGTACGGGGCCGACCGGACCGACTGGAAGTTAAGACATTTACTTGTCTGCGCTCCTGTCTTCGTGTAGAATGAATGCCTCATTTTCTGTGACGCAGAACGATGGGTAATTTTTGAAAAACATAACCCAACGAGACCCACCTCTGCGAATATGACTAATTTCTTCCTTTTCAAGTCCTAAATAGGTTTTGAGTAGGTAGTTCAGTGCGTGTGCGCCTGTGCTGAGTGGGTAGACTATAATGTGCGTTGCCTCCGTCAGTAGAAGACGAGTCTTTGAATAGTTCGTTAGGTAATGCGTTAAGCAAAGCATAGTCGTATTCGTGTGTCGTCCCATAATTGCAATGTCATCAATCAACTTCTGAACTGCCTTTCCCTCCTTGCCTGGAATCGTGTCGTAGTCATCAAAGATTACCATACAGTCGCGAAGCATTTCCAAATCAGTCAACGGATTCTCTGCCAGTTTCTCCGGTTTCAAACGAATACACTGACGACCCTTCATTGAGTCCAGCGTGTCGTCTTCTTCCAGTTTTGACACCAAATACACATCACGCTGAGGGAAGTATTTCATATAGGTCTCCGCCAGTCGCTTACCAATATACGACTTACCTGACCCCGATGCTCCTGCTATATACCAAACCTCACGCTTCTCAGGGTTAGAAGTAGGAAGCAGACCAAACTGACTACCGTGCGGTAGTTTGATTCGTGAATCTACCGTCTTCTCAGTCACATTCACCATTTCTGCATACGCCTCCTGCGCTCCTGGTATGTCTATATTCAAATGCTCAGGCGGTATTCCCCTCGCATACGCCTGTTGTAGAAGACGCATTACCTCTTGTTGCTTTCGTGCAGGTAGTTTGGACAGACGATGCTTTCCTAATTCCAATTCCTTAACGCCTTTCTTACTGGATTCACCTGGAAACTCCTGGTGAAGGTATAGGGTGTCGCCATTATACTCGCCTCCAACGACATCTGCTATGGCAGAACCTTTTTTACCTTTCTCAAACGAAAGAAATACTGACTTCGGCATTTATTACTCTAATCTTTTTTTTTACGAAGAGATTTTACGCCTTAAAAATCTTCTAAATGCGGTATTTACTTGGTATGGGAAGTAATTTTGCTTCGGTCAGTTCCTTACGAGTTTCGTCCTGTAAAGTCTGTTCCAGTTCAGGAATTAACTTGGTACTTGGTGTCGCAGAGTTATACTTGGGGAAGTATAGTTT